CTACGCTTGCAACATCTCCGGGCGGAGTGCCGATTCTTGACTGTAGTAGACCTCCTCGAACTCTTCTGGTGTGAGGTAGTCGAGGGTGCTGTGGAGTCGGCGTTGGTTGAACCAGTCGACCCACCCCATCGTAGCAAACTCGACATCGTCGATGGTCTTCATCGGCCCGTTCAGGAACGGGCTCCGCTTCGATACCGCCTCGGTCTTGAATAACCCAATTGTGCTCTCCGCCAACGCATTGTCGTAGGCATCTCCGACACTTCCGATCGATGCCGCAATGCCCTCGAGCACAAGCGTTTCCGCGAACGCGATCGAGGTGTATTGGCTGCCGGCGTCGCTGTGATGAATGAGGCCGGGTCCGACGCGGTGTCCACCGTGATCTCGTCGCCACAGCGCCATCTTCAACGCGGTGGTGACCATAGTGGTGTCTTTGACCGTCGAGGCGTGCCAACCGACGATCGCTCGGGAGAAGCAGTCGATGACGAACGCGACGTAGACGAACCCCGCCCACGTCCTGGTGTACGTGAAGTCGGTGACCCACTTCCGATTCGGGGCCTCGGAAGTGAAATCACGGTCGAGCAGGTCAGGGGCCCGTGTGGAATTCTTACCGCCCTGAATCGTGGTGCGGTGCCGCCTGCCTCGGACAACGCCGGACATACCCTCGTCGCCCATCAGTCGGTCGACTGTGCAGGCAGCCGCGCTATGGCCCTTCCTGCGCAGGTGGCGATACATCTTGCGGCGGCCGTAGAGCTCTTCAGGTTCGCCGACCGTGTCGCGGAGCGCGGCGGTGAGGTACGCATCGGAGATCGTGCGGGCCGATGGTGGTGCGCTCTTCCAGTTGCGGTACGTGCGTGGGGCGACCTGCACGCCGTGCTCGGTGAGCACGCGGCAGATCGACTCGACCCGGTAGTTCTGTGCACGCATCTGATCGATGAACTGGACTATCTGCGGCGGCGAGGGTCGAGCTCCCTCGCGAAGAAAATCGATGCCGACTTCAGAATTTCGTTGGCTTCCTTGAGATCTCGGTTCTCACGCTCGAGTTCCTTGATTCGCTGTTGCTCCTCGGTCGTTGCACCGGGAGTTTGGTTGGCATCGATCTGAGCTTGGCGTGTCCAGAGCCGGAGTGACTCCGCGCCGACACCCAGTTTCGGTCCGATTGCCTTGCATGCGCCGTAGACGGAGTTGTACTCGTGGAGGTGGTCGAGGACCATCTTCACCGCACGCTCACGTTGCTCGGCCGGGTAACGCTTCGACATGTGCTTCATCCTTCACAAAGAACGAAGCGGCATCAAACCCGGGACGGTTCACTCTACCTCCCGAATCTGTAGGCGCAACGCTCCGACGTAGACGTGATGCCTCTCGGCGCATGCCAGCCCTCGATTGCGGATGCCGAGACGAGCATCGCTGCGAAGACGACTACGACCCAGCCGACCGCACCATGATCCTCGACGGCTTCGGAATGTTGAAGCGCCTCGAATACCGCGACGAGCTGTTCCTACGCCGATGACGACCCGTGATCCGTTCTACTTTGAATGGACCGCTGGCGCGATCGCTTTTATTGCATCGCGCAGGCATCCCAGCTACATCCCAGCCGATCATTCGCCACGCACAACTCAAGCCCCGAATGCTCTGGTGTCTGACCTGGGTTGGCGACGCGTGCGACGCAATGCCCGCCTGTCAATCATGCGATCAGGCAATCCTGGCGCACTGCCCGATGAAGCCAAAGCCGACGTTCGCGAACTGTGGAAACACAATCCAACCCTGGCAATGCGCATTGCCCGACATAACGGTTGGATCTCCACTCCCGCTTCACTCCCCAGCGCTGCCTGACCGACCGAAAGACTACGCAAGACTATGCATACCCACTCGAACACCGCAGAAGACCTTGACCGCCAATGGATCGACAATGTCGAGGTGGTTCCGTTCCCCCGCGCGGCGACACCTGAACCAGTGTTTCCCGTTTCCCACCCCCCTATCCGGGAAACGGGAAACACTGAAACTGAACGCGACCTCTACACCGACATCGCAGCCCTACTCGACGGCACAATCCCTGAACCGCCCGCACCGGAGATACTCCAACGCAGCGACGGACACGCACTCTTCTACACAGGACAAGTCAATCTCGTCTTCGGAGATCCAGAGTCCGGGAAGACATGGGTGGCACTCGCCGCCGGTGCCGAGGTGCTCTCATGAAGCTCGCAGTCATCGACTTGGACCACAACGGACCAGCAGCCACCACAGGCCGACTCCTCAGCCTCGGAGCGAAACCAGACAACCTCCGCTCCAGAGATCACTTCCGCTACGTCGAACCCGAAGATGGATCGCACCTAGTCCACGTCGTCAAAGACCTCATTGAATGGCAACCCGATGTCGTTGTGGTCGACAGTCTCGGAGAGCTACTCCCCCTCTTCGGATCCAGCTCCAACAGCGCCGACGACTTCACTTCAGTCCACTCTCGCGTACTGAAGCCGCTCGCAGCATGCGGTGCAGCCGTCATCCTCATCGACCACCTAGCCAAGGGCACCGACTCCAGAGCATCCGGCCCCGGAGGTACCGCAGCGAAAAGACGCGCCATCGGTGGAGTCTCAATCCGAGTCGCAGTGAATGTCGCATTCACCCCAGGATCCGGCGGTAGCGCATGGTTGACCATAAACAAAGACCGTCACGGCGGTCTACGCCAGCACTGCCCCACAGGCGACCGTGAACCGACAGCAGGCCTCTTCCGTCTCCGACAAATCTCGGATACACGCATGGTGTACGAAGTGAAGGCACCAGACGCAGGAGACAACCGGGCACCGACCGAAGTTACTGTCCCCTCCGCAGACATCGAAGCCATTGCGGCACTGGTCCCGCCACCGACAAGCCAACGAGACGCACGCGAACGGCTCAAATGGCGCACCGAACGCACGAGCCACGCAATGAAAGCTTGGAAAGAAAAACAAGCACACGAGCTTGAAAATGGAGTGTTTCCCGTTTCCCACATAGGGGGTCCGGAAACGGGAAACACCCCAGAACGCCACCTCAGAGGACTACCCGCGTGAACACGACTCATCCGAAGACACCAGCACAGATCGCAATCAGCCGCGCACAGAATGAAGCCGACCGTGAGCGAAGGTTACGCATCCGCGCAGAACAAGAGCTATCACTACTCCGAGCATCCCTGAACATCACACCGGACCGACAGGACCAGCCAGCATGAGCGAGGAAATCGATCGGTATGTAGCCCGCCTACTGGCCACCGCGCCACCCTGTCCAACTGAGCGCCTAATTCGCGTGGCATCCCGACTCGGCGTGACCACCAATGCAGAGCACATCGCCACCGTCACCCCAATCAGGACACCCCGACAAGGCGAGCGGCACCAGCAAGCCGCCTAGACAGCCACCGCATCCAACACAGACGCACCCAAAGGGGCTGGCCCACACCCAAGGTAGGGCCAGCCCCCCACACACGCCCAAGAGGCACCATGAACACAACACCCCAAGCACCACCAAATCCGGATTCGCCCCATAAAAAGGAATCGAGAGCGGAATCCATCGCTGACGATGTGAAGCGGCTACACGATTCAGGCATGAGCCGGAACGAGATAGCCGAGCATCTGAAAGCCGGCAAGCAGACAGTGACTGACGCCGGCAAGCTCCGCAACCTGACCTTCGACGGTGCCGCGATGGCTCACGCAACCGCAGTTGCGAAGCTGTCCAACGAGCAGCGCCTCGAAACCCTGCACGAGGCCTTCCTGAAAGTCGCAGGTCTAGGGCTGGCGAAGGTTGCACGCGCGCTCCCAGACCTTGAGGTGAAGACCGCCGCCGACTCATTCCACGTCGCCCGCGTCTCAGCGATCTTTCTTGATAAGGCGATGGTCATTCGCAACGATCACCGGCTGAATGACGGCGTCACAATCTCCGACGTAAAGGCATACCTCGACGAGAAACGTGGGGCCGGCCGCGGTGCATCCGTCTCCGAGGCACAGCAATACATGCAGTACATCCTCACCGGCGGAGAGCACGAGGACAACGAATCTCCACGCGCATACGTCATCCCCGACGACAACGATGAATAGGAACACCACCATGACTGACCGTGAACCATCCCCCGTGCAGTTGCCCGACCTCGACGGTGCCGGCATCACCTCCCTGCTCGACGAACGCCTACACCGAGCCCGCGCAGTCAGATACGACCAGCGCGCCCGCGTGAAGAAAGCCAAAGCAGAAGTCAAACGTGCGCACGCCGAACTGGACCATGCCACACGTGAACGGGACACAGCAGAAGCTGACTACGTGCTACTGATCGACCGCCAAAAGTGGGAAACACAGATCGCAGCAGTCGGTGGTACCGCAAAGAATTAAGGCAGATGCTCGGTGCACCCCGCGGCGATGCCCGTAGCAACGATATTGCTGGTGAACTCGCTCGGATGATCATCGCCGCTGAGCCGGACATCTGCTAACTGGGAACGACGAAAACGACAGAAGATCATTCATACAAATGAACCGGACAACAATATGACCACCACTCTCATCGGTAAAGAGGCGGGAGCAGTATCCGCCCACCTCGTCATCCTCATTCGCAGCGGGCAGCTCGAAGAAGCCCAGAAGGTAATCAACACCCTCGGGTACAGCAATCTCCGCGCAGTTCTCATTGAATCGCTGGTGTCACAGAACGTCATAGCCGGCGAGATGCAAGCCAAAGTCACGCAGCTACAGAAGAATTGCTTGACCATCCTCAGCACCTATGCCATGCAGCGTCAAGCGGCGCTACACGACAAGTAGCAAACCCCACAGCGCCACCCAACCCCGTACATCACCCGATGTGCGGGGTTTTTCTATACCCAACAACACTTTTGGAGGCCCACAGTGGCACTCGACACCGGCACCATCTACACACGACTCGAACTCGACGACACCCGCTTCACCCAAGGACTAGCAACCGCAGAACGAAACGCCCGCGGACTATCCACACAATTCGATCGAACCTCCCAATCCGTACGCAACTCCCTCCGCGACCCCACCACACAACTAGACCGCCTCGGCACCAACGCCCGCAACGCCGGACAAGACGTCCGAAGGCTCGACGAAGTACCCAGCGGCCTCGGATCCTCCGCACGGCGCGCCGCCGAAGAAGTCGACGGAATCAGCGGCGCGGCAGAACGTGCAGCAGGCGGCCTCAGCTCCCTCGGTGGCGGACTCTCCGAACGCGCAGGATCCTCCATGGGCGGCGGCATCCTCACCGGCCTATCGTCCAAACTAGGAGATCTCGGCAGCAAAGGCGGACCCATAGCCGGAGCGTTAGCCGGAGTCGCAGTCATCGGGCTAGCAGCAGGAGCCGTCCTCGCCGATGCGATCGCAGACGGAATGCAGCAACAAGCCGTCCTCGACAAAGTACAAGCCCAGCTCGACATCCCCCAAGATGTAGCCCGATCGATCGGAGCCGCTGCAGGTAACTCCTACTCGGCAGGGTGGGGAGAATCCGTCGAAGCGAACGTCGACGGTATCCGCGCCGCCATCCAAGCAGGACTGGTACCCCGCGACGCCGACACTGGCGCATTCCAAAGCACCATCGACCAACTCAACATCGTGTCGGATCTGATGGGTGAGGAAGTCCCCAAGGTTGCGCAGGCAGCAGGGCAAGCCGTCAAAAACGGGTTGGCCGCAAATGCCACCGAAGCGATGGACATCCTCTACCAAGGCCAAGTTAACAACCTCAATGTCAGTGAGGATTTGGCAGATTCGTTCGTCGAATACTCCACCCAGCTACGCGCACTCGGCCTCGAAGGCGCGGAAGGCTGGGCCTTGGTCTCTCAAGGTGCCAATAACGGTGCTCGTGACACCGATGTCGTAATTGACGCCCTGAAGGAACTGAAACTACGGGCCGCTGACGGCACCGCAGCCGCAGCGGAAGGCTTCGACAAACTCGGAGTCTCAGCAGAGGACTACCGCTCCGCAATGGTTCGCGGCGACGAGTCATCGCGCGACATGATGGCCACCGTTCTACGGAACCTCCAGCAAATCCAAGACCCGCAGGACAAGTACAACGCCTCGCTTGCCCTGTACGGCACCAAGTTCGAAGACATTCAGGCCGCAGCAGATCACATGAACCTCGACACTGCGATGGCCCAGTTCGGCCAGGTGGAAGGTTCGGTCAAAAAAGCCGGCGACACCATGGCCCAATCCGGTGCAGCATCCTTCGAATCCGCAGCACGATCAATCGAGACCAGCGCCGACGACATCAAGCTAGCCCTAGCCGATGCATTCGGCCCCGAACTCGCCAACCTCGCAGACTGGGTCACAGCAAACAAGGGTGAACTGATCGGCCTGTTTACCGCCCTCGCGACAGGCGCACTCGACTGCGGAATCGCCCTCGCCCAATTCTCGGCAGACACCCTCCGCGTCATGGCCAACCTGTCGGAGGGCACAGGCCGCGCACTCGGCTTCATCGTTGGCGGCATGGGCGAAGTCGTTTCCCTCGCAGGATCCCTCGCATCAGCTCTCGGCATGGACGATGTCGCATCGAAGCTGCAAGGCGTCGGTGAAGCCATGCAAGGATTCCAGCAGTCCACCGCGGCAGGTGCCGACACGATGCGCGGCATGGCCGACACTATCGACGGATCGATACCCGGCCTGCAAAACCTCCGCAATGGTGTGTTCAACGCCGGCACCGAGGCCGCGAACTCCACGCGGCTGATGCAGGCACTCGGTGACGCTGTCATAACCGATGTACCCGATTCGAAAACGATCATGGTTTCCGATAACAGTCCCGAGACGATCGAACGTCTGCGGAACCTTGGATTGAAGGTCGAGCAAACACCCAACGGCATACGAGTCACCGCTGAAACCGTTGAAGCCGAAACCATCATCGCTGATTTCCTCGCCCGTGAGCGGCGCATGACAGTCGTCGTCGACACCGCGCGCACCGCGCAGGCCGAACGCGATTTCCGGCGTACAGGCGGTGACATGCCGATGCAAGGCCCCGTCGCCCCAGTGTTCGCCACACCGTCAGGAAGCAACCCCGCCACAGGAGGGTTCGGCGGCGGAGGCGGCTCATTCGCGGACGGTGGAGCTATCCGCGGGGCAGGTGGTCCACGTGACGATGTCATCCCACTGTGGGGTAGTAACGGCGAACACATGCTCGACGCTGGCGATGTCTCGAAGCTCGGCGGTCAGGCAGGTGTCTACCGTTTCCGTGCAGCGTTGGACCGCGGCGATGTAGGCGCGTTCGCAGACGGTGGCGCGATAGGCGACAAAGATGCGGCCCTGTCCTACGCAAGCAGCAAGAACGGCATGGCCTACGAATACGGCAAGCTGGACTGCTCGGGCTACTGGTCCGGTATCTACAACGCCTACACCGGCAAGGATGTCCGCTTCACCACCGACTCCGACTTCGCAGCCCTCGGTTTCGTCCCCGGATACGACGACGGTGGATTCAACATCGGCACCAACGGCGGATCGGGAATGAACGGCCATATGGCGGGTGACCTGTTCGGTACACCCGCCGAATCCGGCTCTGACGGAATCGTGTTCGGTGCAGGTGCGCAGTCAGCGCAGGACTTCCCGATGGTGTGGCATCTCCCGCGCGGGGATGATGGATCCGAGAACCTCGGTTCCGGCACGGCAGGCGGGGCTACAGCGGCTGGTGGAGACACAACCGGAGCAGGTGCAGCAGGTAGCGCAACAGGCGGCGACGTACGCAACGTGTACGTCACGAACTGGCCGGCATCGCTGGCGAGCGCCGCAAGCGGCAGCGCACCAACTGCATCGGGCGGATCAGGTGGCGGATCACCTCAAGGCGGCGGCACAGCGGGCCAGCTAGGCGGGATCCTCGGTGACCTGGCAGCGGCGGCTACATCGTTCGCGGACAGTGAACCGACCGGGCTCGCATCGCTGGCGAACGGCGCATACACACCGAAACTGCGAACCTTCCTCGGCGGTGTCGAAGAGGACGACCCGATGCTGCGGAGTTTCCTCGGGCAGCCCATCGCACCGACAGACACTGTCCCCGCCATGCTCGAACCAGGCGAAATGGTCATCCCGAAAGACATCGTCGACCAACACGGCGGTCTACTCGACATGATCCGCAGAAACGCTGTCGGCTCGTATGCAGACGGTGGCACTGTCGGGTTCTTCGGACCCTCTGACCGTTCCTACGAATCGGGTGGTTCGAAGCACGCCGAGTCGGTGCACTCGTGGGCGGCAGCACAGTCGGACTCTGACGCTGTCGGCTCCGGCAAGCCGTTGACGGTACTTCGGAACGCATCGAAGGAAGATGTCGCGAACGAGAACCTGTACCGCGGCATTGTCGGCGGCATAGGGGCAGTATCGGCCATCAGTGACCTTGCAGAAAGCCTGCTTGGTGGCGGCATCATCGGGCTTACGAAGGACTCCATCGAGCAGCTCGCGTCGGCGCTAGCGGAGAAGAACGCGGAGCTGGTCGCTCAACTCCCGACAGGCGACACGATCGATACACAGATCCAAGGCGACGTCGTACAAGGCGGCGGTTCTGACCCGTCGAGCATCATCTCGGACGCCTTCAAAAGGTTCAGCGTCTACTAACGTCCTGGGGTCGGACACTGCGACGACAATAGAACAATGGAAGCCGACATACGTTCTCGTGCAGCAGTTCTCATCGCCAATACCCCGCGGCAGATATGGGAGCTGCAGCAACACGTAGCGCCCTCGCATCGCAGAGGTGAAGCGGGGTCGGGAGGTGGGCAGCATGTCAAACCCACCTCCCGACCGCCCCTCTCGGTCGACCCTATCGACGCGATACTGGACGAGCAGCGCGAACTGATTCGGTGGAGCGGTTACTACGGGTGCACCCGAGGCACTGTCGTTCAGCGGGTCCGTCACTTGCTCGATGCTGAGATGCCGGATTGGGATTGCGAGAACCTTGTTGAGGCGTGGGGTCCGATCCGTAGCCGTATCGAGAATCGTTGGCCAACAGATTCGTACGAACCCCAGTGGATCAGCGAACGATCTGCAATCGAGTTCGTTGGGCGTAACAAGCGGACGTTGCGTCGGTGGCGCGCGTCCAGCCCACAGATCGGGCGAGTTGGGCCGCTAGGGCTGGAATACGACAAGGACAGCTTGACGAAGGTGTGGCACCAGCAGATGAGAAAAGCGGAGAACAGCCTGCCTACTGCGAGATCGATGCGCAGGTCAGCGTAGCGTGTCCACCCCCTCTGTAGAATGAAGACTAGAGGTTTGTTCGGGAGGTATTCCGAAGTATCGCAACCATTCACCCTAGCCGTGGCACACCAACGTGTCGCGGTTTTTTCATGCCCACTCACGACACATGGAGGTCGAAGCCGTGCTCGTCACCGTTACCGACGCCGCAGACAAGCTCGGCGTCAATCACCAATTCGTCCGCAAGCTCATCAAGTCCGGGGAGCTTCCCGCTATCCACCTGAACGCCCGCGCTGTCCGGGTTCGGTCCGAGGATCTGGACGCGTGGATCGCTGGACGCGAGAGCCGGGGTGTGGCATGACCGACACGCTCGAAGACATCCTCGACGAATCATTCACAGCCATCTCGTCACTGGTCGCAGCAGAGTCCGCCAACGATCAACCAGCGAAGTTCTCGGCACTCCTACGCTACCGGCAAGCCGACGCGCAGCTATGCAAATGGTACGACACCACCTACGGCGCAATCGATCCCAAGGCTTAACACATGGACACCGAGCAGCAGAGCGAACCCACACAGGCCGACCGCATCGACGCACTACGCGCCGAGTACCGCGAACGCCGCTACCCCACACTGAACCCCCAGAAGGAATCACAATGAGCACCGAGGCAACAGCCGAAAACACGACCGTCCACCTGACCGCCGAAGAACACTTAGCGGACCTGCAAGCGCGAGCATTGAACGGTGAACCTGTCGAAGCATCCGCCCTCGCTGAGGCACGCGCAGCCGTCGAACTCGATGGACTCAAGGCCGAGGGCCAGTCGCGCCGCGATCGTCAGGCAGCAGAGCATGCAGCGTTGCAGGCGCAGGCCGACGCGAAGGCCAAGGCTGCGACGATCGTTGCCGAAGCCAGCGCAGGTCAAGCGCTGAAAGCGTTCGATGGTGCGGTAGCTGCACTCGAGAAGCTGTACGCCGCGGTGGAGAACTGCAACGACGCCATCCAATCAGTCGCTGGCGTCTTCGATGAGGCAGGCGTCCGGTGCCAGTCCAGTTCAGCCGGCGAACGCCAGCGTGACCCGGACAATCACCTGGTCGATCCGCAGAACCACGCAGTAGCCGACCTCATAGGCGGCGGTACCTACGTCTCAGTGAAGGTCGACGGCAAGACGTACGGCAGACTCCGCACCTCCGAATGGGTCGGTCACGCCCTCGACCAGGTAGCGAAGCGGCACGACGGCCTGCCGATCCCGTACGCCCCAGCAATCCAGTCACGGCTAGGGCTTTCACGTCCGTCCAATGCTGAACTGGCTGAGCATCTTTCGGCATGATCCCAGTCTTCGGTTAGCCGTGTTTCACGTCAGACATGCGCACGGCTAACCGAACCTCACCATCAGCCCCGGCACCCTGTGTGGGAGTGCCGGGGTTGACGTCTTTCTGAAGGCAGGCATTCATGTCCGACGACATCGCCACAATGGATGCGACCGCCCGACGAGTCGCGGACATATACGCCGACGCCGAGAGCCATCTCATCGGTAGGGCAGCCGCAGCGGTCAAGCGTGGCTTGGGGCATGCGGACGATCCGAAGGTGATCGCCGAAGCGAAAATGGGCCGCGAAGAACCACTCCACCGAGCACTGCTCAACGAGATGACAGCACTCAAGGATGACGCCCGCAAGACCGCTACCGCACTGGATGAGTGGTCGAAGACTGCCCTGCCGAACACTGTCCGCGAGGGTGCAGACTTGGGTTCGAGATCGGTCGGTCGATCCCTCGCACCATTGAACCCGGGAATGAACATCAGCTCCCGTCGCGCCGTGAACACGCACGCCGTCGAAGCACTCTCACGTGAACTTTACGTCAAGTCGAATGCATTGCACCGCAACATCATTCGCAACATCGAAGACGACTACCGCACCGTCGTTTCTGACATCGTAGGCCGCGCCGTAACCGGATCGGCGACCCGCGAAGAGGCAGCCCAATTCGCTCTGAACAAGTTCGCAGAGCAGGGCGTCCGGGGCTTCACAGACAAGGCGGGCAGGCAGTGGAACATCTCGTCGTATGTCGAGATGGCGACCCGTTCGGCGACCATGCGAGCGCTGACCGAAGGTACTGTCGCACGCCTGGCAGAGAAGGGCCTCGACTTCCTACGCGTCTCCACACACAAGAATTGCGCGCCGCAGTGTGAACCGTTTCAAGGGAAGATTCTCTCGGCGTCGGGTGACTACATCGGGAAGGTCACTGCCGAGTCGGAACTCGACGGCTCCGACACCGTGTTCCATGTCGTGAACTCCCTCGAAGGGGCGAAGGCCCGCGGATTCCAGCACCCCGGATGCCGGCACACGGTGTCTGCGTACATCCCCGGTACCCGACAGACCACCCCGCAAGTTCAGGTGGACCCTGAGGGGTACAGGAACACGCAGGAACTCCGTAGGCTCGAACGTGAGGTACGCAAGGCGCGCCGTGAAGAGGCAGCCGCACTCGGGCCTGGTGATGCAGCAGCGGCGAAACGCAAGATCGCTGAGGGCCGTAAGCGTATTGCGGAGCACGTCGACGCGACTGGTGTTGTGCGTGAGCCCAAACGCGAACGTATTAGTGGTGTGTTCGGGCGCGGTGATTCGAAGAAGGCTCCCGCGAGTCTCCCCAAGATCTCACCCGCGAAACCGAACACTCCGTCGATCTTCACCGAAGACGAAGGCCGCCGCGGTGGCCACGCGATCTGGCATGACTACGCAGACAAGCTCGACGCACCGACCGCCGACGATGTCCGCAAGTACACAGGGACAGGCTTTAAGACGATCAATGGTCCGTTGCGTATCGACGCCGACCTCACTGCCGAAGCACGCGCTACGGCACGCAGCCTGGACCGTGCCATAGAGGATGCGCCACGCGTACCAGAAGCTATCCGGGTGTCCCGCGACGTCGGCGCATCTGTGTACGGCCTGACCGGGGGCAGTGACATCACCACACTGGTCGGGCAGTCGTTCCGCGACGAAGGTTTCATGTCGACAGCGATGCGGTCGGCGCTACCAGCGGACGGACTGGGCACGTTGGTTAACGAGCTGGTGGAGTTGCGTCTCGACGTACCAGAGGGCACCAAGGCCCTATATGTGTCCTCGCATCCGAAGGGGCAGCGGGGTCTCGGCGCATACGGTCCCGAAGAGAACGAACTGATCCTCGGTCGCGGTGTCGGATACGAAATCTACGACTCGTTCATCGAGGACGGTAAACGGGTACTTCTCGCTAGGATCACGTCACAGCAACCATCGAAGGGTGTGCTTTAGGCATGGGTAGTTTGTCCGATCCGAATGATGTGGGCGCGGCGGCGATCGGTGACACTCGGTTCTATGGCGGTGAGCGGGTCGGCCCCGGCAGGTGGGCGATTCTCGACGGCCTCGGCATCTTGTGGACCGATGATCGTGACGGTGTGCAGTTGTCGTACGTCGACGGTTCTGACCGCGATGCCGCGAACGGGTTACGTCGTGCGCTCACTGATGCGTGCAGGCGTGGCGAGTCTGCCACTGCCGCCTTCGATGCGACTGTCCGCGAACACGGCAACCCCGAGGTGGAGATAGGCGACCTCAAGACTCTTCTGAATTACTGATTCTGAATTGAATGTTCACGGTCTCGGGATCGAATTTTCGTAGCCCACGTTCGCCCTTTCTTATAGTCACTATCACTAGGTCGTTGATGATGGAACCGCGTACGTCCGGGGTGAGCTGGTCCCAGCGTTCCTGAATATCGTCACGTGACATTGCGAGGTCAAGCATCGGTGAACTACCCCGATACTGAGATAGCTTCGCATCGATCGCAGCGATTTGTGCCCGGACCTCCGCCGTGCCATCTTTGAACTGCTCGGCGCTGATGTCATCGCTCGCGAACATCAGCGTGTACTTCTTCAACTTGCCCTGTAAGCCGTCACGTTTACGTTGCTCCGCAGGAAAATCGACAGTCTCGACAGATAGCTTCTGCAACGCCTTAGCGCTACTGAGCCACCCGAGCACAGCCTTGGTCACCACCTCGTCGACAGCCTCACCCTGCCTCGACAGGTGGGTCGACTTGGTGCAGCGATAGTGCAGGCCGCTCGACTTTTTCACCACACCGTCTTTGTCGGGTCTCGACTCGTGCGGGGTTCCATGCATCATCGTCATCGGCGCACCGCAAACACCGCACCGATACACACCCGAGCCTTGGTAGCGGCGTTCGTAGCTGGCACGGTTCGATCTAGTGGGATCTGCAAGAAACCCAGTGACAGCGTGGTGGGTATCGACGTCGATCACTGTCGGCCAGTTCCCGGTACCAACTACTTTGCCGTTGTACTCCTGCAATCCTGCGTACCGCGGATTCGACAGGAGGCGACGAATACCCGTCGCGTTCCATCCCTTCGCTACACCGGTTGTCGTGATCCCACGTTCGTTCCAATCGCGAGCGATGGCCCTCAAGCTGACCCCGCGCAGTAGGTCGTCGGCAGCAGTTCGGAGCGCATCCGCTTCGGTCTCCACAAGCGCGGAACCGTCTTGCAGGTATCCGAAGGGGCGGCGTCTGGCACGCCACTTGCCGTCCATCGCGGCCTGTTCGTGCGCCCGTTTCATGCGCTTACGTGCGTGGTCCACCTCATGCCGTGCCACCGCGCCGGCAATGCGGGCCATCATCTGCCCCTGCGGGGTATCTAGGTCGACTTGGCCTGCTTGCACGGTGTGGACCATGACGCCGCCTAGCTCGCAGGCGGTAATGAACTGTTCTAGCTGTGATGGGTGGCGGGTGATTCGGTCACTGTGCCAGGCAACGATTACGTCGAAGTCTTTCCGCTGGATCGCTGCGAGCATCCGTTCGTATTCGGGTCTGTACTTGTTTCCGTATGCGGATAGGTCGTTGTCTGAGAAGGTGGCGACGACTTCGAAGCCTCGTTCGGCTGCCAACTTTTCGCAGTCTTCGAGCTGCCTTGCGATACCGAGCCCGGATCCTTCACGGTCGCGTGACATGCGGCAATAGATGGCAGCTCTCATGGTGTGAGTCTAGTTCATTCGGTTGGGGTTGACACTTTTAAGGCTTCTACAGGCCGACCGAATGATCGAGATCTCGGCTACTGCTGCCACGCGTTCGGACTCGGTTCGCGTCCGAGCCACCGAAAGTGGAATCCCGACCGAAATTCACGCCGATCAGCGCGAATTACAATACGGTGGAACAGAATTGGCCCGAACGATACTGCAGTTATGCACGCGTGCAACCGAACTCGCGCAAGCAGAGCGCCGGGCCCTTCTCGAAAACGACGGTATGGAGGCCCACATTCTCGATCGCCTCGGGCTGCCGAAGGCATCGACGGTAGCCGCCGAAGATAATCGGCGACTGGATGTAGAACCTGCACCTACGAGCTGGCTGAGGTCGGT